ATATACTGATAAATCTTCATATGTATCCTGCACCGATTCTCCTACCTCATCTGGCTGTCCTAGTACCACCAATTGCTTCAATCTTTGAACTTTATCATTGATTCTGAACCAAAGACCCGTAAGTGATAGCTTAACATCATCTTTCGTTTGCAATGCAGTACCTACGGAAATATTACCAGGTCCATAGTTTCTTTGCTTTTTGCAAAATGTTTCATACATTTCGGCTTGAATTTTCTTAAATTCAGCCATCATTTCGGGGTAAACCCTTTCACAATGTTCTCTTGCTGTTTCTTCGTGGATTTCTGTCATAACTGTTTTTTATATTAAATTTAAATTGTCTGCTTCTACTCTTTGTAAGATTATAATAGAACCTACATTTTCTCTTATATTTGAAAATGAATGAATACGATATTCACCATTCTTTCTGACGAAATCCAATACTGCGTTTTGTAATTCTTTTTGTGTCCAAAAATCATCAATCATAATAAACTTAGCTTGCAATGATTTTGTTAATAGTAATTCTTCCAATAACATATCATAGGTATGAGTACTATCTAACCAAGCTAAATCAACTTTGAATCCCGTATTATGTAATTGAGTAAGTAATTGAATACTATTAATATTTTGATAAAATATTTTATTATCATCATAATATTCATTAATGAAGTTTACACATCGCATTGATTGATTATCAGAATGTGCATCGCATGTAAATAGTTTGAAATCTTCTAACGTTTCGTATAAAACGTAACTGAATGAACCATAATTGGTTCCTGTTTCTAAAATGGTAAATGGTTTTTCTGCAATAAGAAATTCCCTCATAAATGTAGTACCACGTCTAGAGTTATTTAGGTCGTACTCTGAAATACCATCGATACTTCCGGCATTTCCACCCCAACCCATTCTATTGTTTAGGCTTTCATTTATAAGGAATTCGTAAACTGGTCCTTGGTAAATATCCTTCATAATTTATTAAATTGTTTATTTCAACAAATATAATAAATTAATTCGGAATTTCCAAATTAAAAAGTATCAATATTTAAATCCGATAGATTTAAATTTTTAAATACCTTTGTAGGGATTTTTTTGTAGCCGTAATTTGATGTGGTAATAATACAATTTCTATACTCATTCCAATCTAATTGGTATGTAGTATCTAATTGACCGCCTGTTTTAGATTTAATAACTTCGTTTAAGGCGTTGATTGTGTATATAGTATTCGATTGCTTCTTTCTATGAACTAAAATAGTTTTCCATTGAGAATCTATTGGAGCAGAACCTTTTTCTACATTATATGTTATAAACAAATCGTTTTCCGCAATCTTACTTTCTAATACAAATATATTAGGATTTATAAGTGTATAGTTTCTTAATACAAATTCTAAAGATGTATCTAATTCGTTTCTATATGTGAACAAACATAAAAGTTGTGTATTCATTTTTTATCTTTTCTTTTTATCACACGATACGATGTGTGATGGATTTACGTTATTAGGAGTCATCCATACTTTACCCTCAAATTTACTGAATTTAAATCCAGGATTATATGACCAACTCATACAACATTTATTAACAATACCATCTAACTCTTCGTTTTTAACTGCTCCCGTTCTTTCGTTAACTGTACTTCTTTCGTTAGAAAAATAATTGAAATCCGTATCATTATTATTAATTGTTTCTATACTTGCTCCAGCTAATGCGTGCAATCTTAATAACTTTTTATATTCCATTTTTTCTTTATCATTCAATGGTCCAACTCCATTTCTCATTGCTGTTTGAAAAGCGCTTTCAGATTGCTTATCAGCTTGTGCCATAATACGATTGTATTCATCCTTTGTAATTATGTTGTTTTTTAAAGCCCAATTTAGGTGAAACATTATCTGCTTTTCTTTTTTCACCATATCTTGTACAGATGGTGGATATTTTGCATCTTTACTTCTACCATATACAAATTGATGTACACCCAATAAACTCTCTAATACAACTTTTGTTTCAGGGTGTTTGTATTCGGTTTGGTCTACTTTGGAATCACTTTGTCCTGCACCACCTTCTGCGAATTTAACACTTGAACCACCCACTAATACTAATGATGTTTTAATCATTTTAAAATTATCCGCAACTGCTTGTGCTATGTTTCCTGATTTAGGGAATTTAAAGTTTGGTTCTTTAAATGCTATTACATCTGATACTTTAAATGTTTCAGAAGAAGGTAAGAACGCTTGATATCCTCTACCAATCATTTTTGAAAATACAATTACCTCCAACAAATCGGGAACCGCTGTTCTAAAATCTTTATTTAAAGTCATTGCGCTTAGTAAATCATCCAATTCTTTTTCAAAATTTGGATTACTACCATTTTGATTAAATTGTATAGATTTAAATCTATCCATAATCATTCTTTGTTCCTTTGTTATTCCACCGCTTTCTTTAAATAATTGTTCAAATCGTTTTATGTATAGATTTTTTACATTATCAAATGTAGATTGTCTACCTTCAGGTGTAGATGTATCACCAAAATCAACAATTTCAAACTTTCCGGCTTTCTTCATCATCTCCAATTGCTTATTGTATCTTCTCAATGATGCAATTGTAGCTTTTGCTTCAACTTCGGCATCCGGTACTCCGTTCTTCTTTAAAAGTAATGCCAACTCTCTTAATTTTGGCACTGGCACCGGCTTATGTCTAACTCCATCGATTATTATAGAACCATCTTTTTCTTCTTTAATTACAACATCTTTACGTGCTGGGGTAACTTTGTTTGGAACTGCTTGTTTTTTACCCATAGCCCCTTCCTGTGCTTTGGTTGATTGTAATCCAAATGATTGAGTAAGTTGTTTTAATTCTTCTCTTTTTGAGCTAGGGAATGTTACTTTTTTATGTTTCTTAAAGTTTCCAGGAGTTGCGTTTGCTATATATAATGTAGCTTCACCTGATTTATCTTTGAATGCTACAAAATTTTGTAATAATTCTTTTTCTTGTGCACTAACTTTTTGACCCGATATCATTTTCTCAAAGCCTGAAAGTAATGTTTTAATTCCCTTTTCTCCTAAACTCTTTTTTAATTCAGGCGAAAAATCTTTGTTAATAACTTGAGCTAAAGCGGCTGTTCTTTTCGCAACATCATCAGGTTTTAGATTTAAATTAGATGTAGTAGTTGTTTCTGGTTCAGAATCATTACCAAATACTTTACCACCCTTTCCTTTACCAAATACATTTGGTTTTTCTTCATCATCAGGACCGGCATCAATCATATCGATATCCTTATTACTAAATCCGGCTGCTTTAAATTTATTTTTTGCTATATTGTAGGCTTGTGATTTTTTATCATACCCCAACGCAGTTGCTATTGTTACTTGTCTTTCGGTTTCTGGGTTTGTAAATGTTTGAGCTAATACCGTATCGATATCTTGTCCTTGAGCTTTTGGTACTCTTCTAGGTTTGGATGTTGCCTTTTCTTTTAAACTATTAATAGCTTTAGAATTGTATATACGTTTTTCTTCTAAGATGGTAACTAATTCATCTAAGTGTTCTTCGTTTGTTAAATCAACAATCCCAGTAGGAACTCTGTAACTTAATTCCAATAATATTTCTTCGAAATTTGGAGTCATTCTTTATTGCGTGTTTGTTCTTATATAATTATATGATATAAATATAAAGTTTTATTGTATTACAACTAAATTATCGTAATTACTTCCTTCATATGCTCGGACAGGAAATCCACCCCTCTCCAATGCCGTAGTTAATTCCTTCAATAGATTATCTCTATCTTGCGGATGTACATCAATTAAGAACGCATCGTAGGTATATAGTATCATTTTTGACCTTCTCCCATCACACCATTTCAGTACCTCATCAATCTTAGTATAATTGATTTCAGTTTCCAACGCCTGAAGCAGATAGTTGAATACCTTTTGTTCGTTTGGAGTTTCGATTCGTTGGAATGGGATTTCCCTCTTATAAAGAGGTGTCGTTAAACGGCCGGATATTACGAATTTTTGGTAAACCGATTGAATGTATTCATTTACCTTTTGAAAGAATGGAATGGTTTTCGCAAATTCATCCAATCCCCCATAAAGATATCGGAACGATAGGGCTTTAGATTCTTCGGTCGTAACCCCATAATATTTTGCTAAATGTTCGTGCGCAGTTTCTCCTTCGGGAAATACATACCCCACCATCTTTCCAATGATACGGATGTGATAGGATTCATAATCGAATTGAATCAAAGTACCCCCCTTAAACCTACTCACTATATTACTCCTACTACCATCGGATTTATTCATCGCAGCCCAATTAACCCCTAAGTGTCTATTGCTCGGTCTACCCGTTATCGTATATGGATTGTATTTTGTGTACGCAAATCCTTTGGGCAAATACTCATTATTGAAATGAAATCTATCAATAAATTTTTCTTCTTCGACTTTCACCCCAGCCCCCTCCAGCCTCCCTAATATTTTAATGGATTCTGAATATTTTCTATACCAAGGTTTGATATTTGAAATTAATGGAATTTGTCTTAAAACTTCGTACCATCTCATTAGTGGTACACAATCATTTAGATATTTAAAGTCGCTTCTATACCCCTTATAAACCTCTTCAGCGAACTCATTGAGTATGAATGGTTTACCATACTCTTCAAAATAAACCCACTCATAATCAAGTCCTTTACTACCAATATATCGATTGCCAAAAACCAATGTGTTTTCGTTTGCAAACATACTCAATGCGGCTTGCCTACATTGACTTGCATCTATATGATTGAAATTTATAATGTAATCGGAATTATTGGTTCTCACATATGCAAATGATATCGAAGTATCATATTCATGTGCTTTCGGAGAACTCCATACGGGTACTAACAAATCTACTTTTGGGTTAGATTTGTAAAATTCCAATAGGGCATTATTTGTTTCGATTAAATTCATACCCTACAAAGATACTAAATTTTTATTAAATTACCAAACTATTCTCCCCAATATTTTTGTCTTAATTCGTAAACATCGATTGGTTCTCTTTTCATATGCTCACCTTGTCTAAGGAAACCACCTTTAACCATATATCCACTTAGAATGGAATATCTCGATGTTGTACCATTATTGGTATCAGAACCATGCACTAAATGTGAATGTATTAAAAATGCCTGCCCTTTCTTTAATTTAGCATATATCTTTGGAAAATTATGTCCTTCCGGCATTTTAGATGCTTTACCTCTTTCGTTTCTCCAATGACCTGGATTTGTCTTAACTCTCTCCTCATCCACTTCAATATCCAATAGTGGTAAATAGTGAGAAGCCTCATACGCCCATAATCCACCATTACTTTCATCCGATGGGTCTAATGATATTGATATATTTGCAATCTTATTCCATCCAGCTTGCGAATAGAACCCATCCTGATGAGCATCTCTACCTAATTCACCAACTGGTTTAAAATATGCCCAAGTCTGAACACCCTGAACTTCTGAACCAAATAGTAGTTCCATCATCTCTATTGCTTTAGGATGTGCTAACATTTTATTTACCAATTCGGATTCTTTATGCGGATGCATATATGGTTCGTATTCTCCCCACTTTTCATCGGATTGGTTTCTAGCTATTCTTAATCTATCCAATTCAGCTATTACTTCATCTACTTCACTTTCGGTAAGAAAATCAACAATTGCGTAACCTTTATATTTCCAATCGTGCAATAAATGTTCAGCTTCAGATTGTGTAATATGTTTCATTATTTATAAAATTGTTTTAGGTTTGGTAAATATAACGAAATATTTTTAATTTTCAAAGAAATTATAGATAAAGATGCTTTATTGGATTCAATAACTCCTTTATCTATTAAGTTACCATTGGAATCATATACCATACCCAAAGGACCGGAAATTCTCCATCTCATACTTACTGCTATCCAATATGGATTTTCCAAATAATCTGCATATTCCGTTTGAGATACCTCATACACAAATCCATTAACATCGCTTACCCTTTGTATAAAATACCTAAGTAGGTATGCATCCGTATAATCATTATTGGTCGGAGATGGCACAATAGTATTTGGCGATTTTAATGAAAATGATTCCTTACTACTAACTAAATCTTTATACATAATTAACTTTTTGGTGAAACGGCTTCAACATTAATTCTATATCCTGCTTCAATGGTTGTTTTCCAACCACTATCATCTAAACCTTGCTTTACGTTCGTAATTTGAAATATACCATTTTTATTATACGTTTCTGGTATACCATCTATTTGAAAATATTCACCACAACTCAATCCGGCTAATCCATCTATTGCCAATGATATTTCTAAAAATGTTAAAGCAGAACCTTTCTTTTCCGGATTGATTTTTTCTTTAATTAAACCTTTATCTAAAAATATAAGAGTTTTATTTTCTTTACCAATTTTAAATTTAATAGATTTTCTTTTAACAACTTCTTGTAGATTTTCCGTTTCCTTAGATGCTTCACCCTTTTTGGCTTGAGGCGTTAAATTAAATGTTGTGGATTTTTGCTTATTATTTACTGCCGCATTTACTACAATTGCTTTTTCTACTTCGTTTACTGAAAAATATCCATCAGAGTTTCTTGCATACGACATGTCGAATAAGGTATATGCATCATCTTTTAATTCCGTATTATTTGAACCAGTCAATTCTTGTCCAGCCATTATATTATCTAAATTCAATTGAGCTTGATACAATGCTTGTGCTTGAGCTAATTCACCTAATTCCATTGAAAAACTAAATTCTCTTACGATACTACCAATTGGTCCTATTTTGAATCTATATGCTTTTTGTTGTTCGGTTATACTTTCCGGCTTAGTATATAATTTATAATCCATTATTTGTAAAGCTTTTCCGCCAGGACCTCCTTCATCATTGATAGTCATCAACTCCAATTTACATAATCCATAGGTATTATCATTTACCAATCCTAATATTCCATTTATAAAATCGGCTTGAGAGAATGATTGATTGTAAATCGATAGTACCGCTTCATATTTAAAAAATACATTTAATAGATTTCCATATACTTTATCCGATGATAGGTTTTTTGTTACATCGTTTAAATCTTTTAATATATTAACATCTTTTAAATTAAAACTTTTACCATTTATCGAACAATCTTCTGTTGGGTCACCATCTATAACCAATACATTTTTTTTATTTGCATCAGATATAAATTTAAACTTTGGAAGTTTATTTGGTAGAATGATATCTTCTGATGATGATATCATAAATTTATCCGAATTCATTGGTATTACCGGCTTAGTTTTGTCACCATTTTCAAAATAATTTATTTTTATTTTCTCACTGTTCGATTTAAATGATTGCGAATTTTGAAGTAATTCTAATAATAATTTAAAAGAAACATATTCATCATATGATACAACTTTATCTTTTTCTTTTGCATTCATCATATGCCAATTGAAAAATTCATTTTTCCACGTTGCTTCATCCAATGCTATTATATTCGGTAAATTAAAATCAGCCGATACTCTTCTTAACCATGTATTGTATGGAGGTTCTTCGTTTGTTCCTTTTTTTGGTATACTCGAATCCGTATTAGTTTGTTTGATTGGCATCCATAATTGTAATTCGTTTCCGGCGGAGATATCTAAAGTGATATCATATGTACCATCTTCGGCTGGACCATAGTTGAATCCCGTAACCTTTCCTGCCATATAATCATAGTTACCATCAGTTTTTTCCAAATTGGCTACATAATTACTTTTAGCTATTTTGGCATCATCAAATAGTGCTGCAAATTCTTTTACATACACATCGTGTTTCTTTTTTGCAAATAACAATGTATCTATATCAGTTTTACCAACAATATCAGTATTCCATCCGTATTCTAAAATTACATTCATAGATGGTCTGCAAAAGAAAAGGTCAAACATTTCTAATTGCTTCAAAGAAAAACACTTAATCTTTATATGAGCTTCCTTTAAAGTATTGTTACCACCATCGGTATCTATTTCTACCGATTGAATTATTGGTGTGGAGATTTTTCTATTAGTTTCACCTTTTATAACAATTGGAACACCATCTAAATCATATCCCAATATAGTATCAGATGTTTGATACAATTTTGAAAATTCACTTTGATTTGATATTACACATCCTCTAAATGAAGTCGACTTATCATATGAACCATCTTTAATCAGTTTTTTTACATTCGCATCATCAGCTTTTGTAACAACTGCACCAGATGACATAATTACAAATGGGGATAATCTAAAATTTTCATATGAAAGTTTTTCCCTATCTTCTAATTTCTTTTTAACCCAAGGCTTTATTGGTGCTATAAATGGAAATGACATATGCTTATTTATTTATCTTTTCTAAATCATTTAAAATTTGAGATAGATTAGATGGGATTCTAAGCTGTAATCCTTCTTTTACATAAAATGATGCATCATTTATGTTATTTGCTACTGCTATAACCCACCATAGAGTTCTATCTCCATAGTATTTGTGTGCCAATAAATCCAATCTATCCGTTGATTCGGAAATTACATATAAATCATTATCAGTTGGCTTTATCTTTGGATAGATAATGCTTCCCAAATATGTTTTCTTAGTAGAAGATTCCGTTTGTATAGTTGAATATGTATATCTATTTGCCATTATTCTTCTTTTGGTAATGTTCCTAATTTTTTCAAAAATGCTGCAATTGATTTCTTAATTTCTTTATTAGTTTTATCCGTCTCTCTACCATCAAAATCGTATCTATAAGTTTTGGTGTTACCCTCACCATTCGATATAGCATGGTCTTCGATTATTTTAAAACCTATCGATACATCAACTACAGATGGATATAATAATGTTGAACCATCATCCATATTATCCGAACCACCTAATCCTGAAGTCATTTTTGAATTTGGCATATTTGCTGAATTTGGCCAAGGTGCATTATCATCTATTTCAAATGATAAACTTTCTATAAATCCAGGTATATTTTTATATAAATCTCCGATAGATACTCTAACTAAATTTGGAGCCATAGCATATTGAGAATTATTTTTTCCAGATGCATCAGTCCCAAATGTAATAGCTCTTATATCTTTATCCGGAAATGCTAATGATTTTAAATAATTAATTTTTGTAATCATTACATCTCTTTCTGTAATAGTTGTGTAATACAACTTTAAATTAAATCTCAAAGCCCTTTCTACTCCACCATATCTATATACACTAAATGGAGAACCTAAATATTTAAAATTAGTCCAAGCAGGAGTAACCTCTTCGGATATTCCACTAACACTACCAACAAACGGAACTTTTAAAGAAGTTTTACCTTTTGCAGGAATGGTTTGAAATGTAGTTATTACGTGATTAGCATACTCTTTTCCTTCTAACTCATCTTCGGTTATTGAAATAGCTTCTAATAGTTTTTTCTGACCTTCATCCCAATACGTTCCAGCTCCTTTTGAATCCCTTAGTTTAAGACCATTTTTATCTTTAAAATGCGTAGAAAATAGCATATCTTCTCTTTTAACTTCCTTGCCATCTTTATCTTTACTAAGTTTTGGTCCAAAAACTTCATTGTTATCTTTATCCTTTAAATCATTAGCCAATTTCTTTAAGCCACCTTTCGTAACGGCTTTGATTGCTAAATTTGCAGCCATTCCGGTTATCGATGAACCACCCTGTGTAAACGATGCTATCAATGATGCGGGTGCAGGAGTATCTTTTATATAATACTTTGTACCAGGTTCTACTGCTGTTCTTAATTGTTGTTGAGTTTTAAATAAAGATAATGGTTTTTGAAATGGAGTTTTATCTTTAAATATAGTATCCGATGGTCTATTAGCTGAACCACCTAAAGCACCACCTATTTGATTCCCAATTAAATCAGCTACCGCATCCGGCGATGATGCAAGTAATGCAGCACCTCTTGGAGGGTTGATTAAACCTCTACTTTCGATTATAGCTGTACCGCTTAATCCGTATAGTTCTTTCTTTTGTGATTTAAAAAGGTCTAAAAGTGTTGCCATTTATAGTTTGTATTTACTATAAATATCTTTAATGTAAATTTATAGGAATTATTAAGTTCTAGATAATGAGTAGTTCTTACGGCTATTCGATAGTAATTGTCTATTAACAGTCTTGCCATCTAAACTAATTGGTGTTTCACCTGCGGTATTGTATGCAATTTGTTCTAATATTGCCGCATTAGCCGCTAAAAGTGCTACCATCTCATTTTGTACGTTTCCAGAGAACTTCATTTCTTTAGCAGCATCTTCTGATAATTTATTGGTTTTTTCTGCTAATGCGGTTGTTTTTGTTGCTGCTGCTACTACCGGCTTTTGTGCTTCCGCAACTGCTTTTGTTTGAACTTCAGCTGCTACTGATGGATTTGCTGCGGCTGTTGCTGCGGGAGTTTCTGTTTTTCTCAATTCCATTTTACCCAATCCCAATTGTTGTCCCAACCAAGAATCAGCTAAACCATTCCACATCTTTGCAAAAGCGTTGTAAATCATATCAAATGTACTTTTGAATGGAGCTATTACACCATCTATGAAATCTGAAAATCCTTTTTTAAGCGTTTCCCATGCTCCGGTGAAATCACCCGATAAGAATTGACCAACTGCACTAATGATATCAAATAAAAATCCGAAAGCAGATATCAATATTTCAAACGGCGCCATAAGAGTGTTTCCGATAAAAGTTGCAATGCCAGAGAATATACTACCTAAACCTTCTTCAAAGCCTAAACTTATCATAAAGTTATTAACACTATCATATACTGCTGAAAACTTTTCACCTAACCAACTAAACGCTTGTGATATCTTATCAATTACAGGTTTAAACTTTTCCCCTATTGCCATAAATTTACCACTAACACTATCCCATAATCCACCAAATCTTGCAGAAACTTCCGGTGCATTTTCATTTATCCAACCACCTAATGTATCACCCAAAAATCCTCCAACCAAAGTACCTACTGGTCCAAGCATAGTTCCTAACGCAGCTCCACCTGCGGCTAACCCACCTTGCAATGCTCCTGCTCCAACTGCTTCTCCTGTACTACCACCTTTATCCTTTTTATCCATAAATCCGGTAACACCACCAAATAGACCAGCTAATGCACTACCTCCTCCTTTTGTTAAAAATTTACCAACACCACCTAATAAACTACTACCACCTTCTGCGGTAGCAGTTGCACCACCTCCTTTAAATAATCCTTTAGCACCTTTAACTATTTGTGGTAAAAAGTTTCCAATCAATCCTCCGGCAGATGCAGCTAATGCTCCTCCGATGTTTTCTGTAAATCCTCTTTCTACGTTCAATTGTGCCAATCCTTTTTTATAATCCAAATATGCTTGAGAATTTAACCAAGCATTATTTTTCATTGTATCTAAAGCAGCTTGTGCAACTGCTTTTTGGCCCTGAATCATTGCTTGTTGTGTATTCAATGCAGATTCGGCACTTTGCTTTAATGTTAAAAATGCATCATTTGATGCTTTAGCACTCTTTTCTTCCAATGTACCAACTTTTCCAGCACCTTCTTGATAACCAGGTGTTCCTATTTTTTCCAAAGAACTCAAATCCATTCCACCTAAAGCGGATTGTAATTGTTGTTTTTGGAACATATTCATATCGGATGGCTTTAATCCTTGCGCTTGTAATGCTTTTAATGCTCCCTCTTGGTCACCCGACATAAACTTAGACCTAACTTCTGATAAGTTTACATTTTTACCTAACATAGCCGATAAACTCATTTCTGCTTTGATACTATCTTTATAGTTCAATACCATACTTTGTCCAGCCTTAGCTACTTCAGAAAAACTAACCCCCAATGATTTTGCATAAACTACTTGTCTAGCTAATGCTTTACCACTTTGTACCTGATAATCCAATGCCATTTCAGATGCAGATGCAACTTCGTTCATTATATCACCAACATTTAAGCCGGCTTGTTCTGCCATTGCCCTCGTACCTTCTGCCATATTTAATGCAGTATCAGCCGAAATTCCATCTAATAGTTTAAATGCTTGTTGTACGTTTGCTAAATTATCTACCGATATACCACTTCTTTCAGCGAATATTGCCATATCAGCAGCTAATTTTGTAGAACCACTACCTGCTTTAGATGCTGCGGTTGTTGCTGATGCAATACTTTCAGCAGATATACCTGCTAATTGTAATTTAGATGCAGCATATCCTACACTACCCAATCCTTTACCAAAAAATGCAGTTTTAGATGCTGCGTTAAATTGAGCAGCCATTTCTTGCAATTGGAAACCAAAGTCCATAGCGGCTTGTTTTCCAGCAAATGCCAAATCGTTTCCTGCTTGTGCTACATTTTTAGCACCTTCAATTTGATTCTCTTTTACATCATTCGATGCCTCAATCGCCGCTTGAGTACCGGCGCCGAAATAATCATATGCTAGTTTTCCAGCGGCTGCTCCTAAAGCAATTAATGCCGCTTTACCCAATGTACCTTTGTTTGCAATATCCCCTACCACATCACTCAACTCTCTAGCCAATGGAATACCACTACCACCAAGTTGGTCTAACGCAGTATTCATTCCACCCAATGCAGCTGCGCTTCGTTGTGCAGCTTGTTCAAAGGATTCCATCTCTGCTCTACCTTGTCTAAATACTTCCACTAAATCTTGGCCGGATTGGGTGCTCGTATCTATTAAACCTATAAGTTCATCGAATGATGCTAAAGATTGTTGTACTAAATTATTATATTCTTCCTGTCCTATTCTTCCCTGTGCTAATTTAGCAGATGCTTGTACAATAGAAACATTCATATTTCTATAAGCATCATTAGCTTTATCAATATGTTTTAATTGCCTATCATCGAATCCAGCAGTTTCAACTATACTAGCTATATCACTTAATGCATCTTTTGCGGAATTTAATTTTGTTCCGAATTTTTGCTGTAATTCAACATTATTTTGTAAAGAATTTCCAATACTTGTTAAAGTATCATCTATATCATCAAAGTTTCGTAGGTTCTTCGATATTACATTTTTTAGAGAATTCAATTCATCTAATTGGTCCTCTAATAAACCAAGAATTATTTTTTGTTGTTCCGCACGAGCTTCTAAATCTCTTAATTCTTGCCCAGATGCGGTTGCGGCAGCTCTATTTTGCTCAGCGATTCTTTGCTGAGTAGCTTCGATATCTCGAAGTAAATCCCTTCTTTCTCTTTCGTTAGGAGTTGCCATTTAGTTAATAAAAGATTATTTATTAATTGATTTCAAATAATTGGCTAGATATTGAGATTCGCCACCATATTTTTGCATCATTTTTTTTCTATCCGCCATATTTTTAGCGATTAGTTCATCAAAATCTTTCCAAATATCAGCAAGTTCTGGACTTTTATCTTCTAAACTACCTATCCAAGCTTTTTCTTTTCCATCTGCTTTTGCTCTAAAAAAGCTTTTGAAAAAATCGGATATACCAGCTTCTGTTATTTTTATCTTTTTAGGCATATTAGTTCTATTGTTTATTCTTATATAAATATCATCTTCTTCTTATTTTAGAAGAATTATTTGATGGAGATTTATTTGTAACTTTATTCATCGCTTCACTTTCGTTTTCTTTTACTTTAAGTAACTCTCTCCAATAGAATTCTCTTAACTTAATAGGCATGAAATATAAGTCATGCCAATTGAATCCACCATTGGCATAATAAATCATTTGAAAGATTTTCTGATGTAAAACTAAAGAATAGTTATTCGCTAGGGTAAAAAAAGTCAACCCCAAACGGGATTCGGAGAGCCTCCTTCTCACCTGTAAATGGGGATTCGTAATCGAATTTTAAATCTAAATCTGGACTAAGTTTACTAATTTCTTTTCTTAGTGATTTAGAATCTCCTGCTAATAATCGATTTGATACAAAGTTACTAATGTATCCGATATCTCTATTTCCATCTACTTCGGTGATAATTCTTCTATATCTCGATGTAATTTCGTTACTTGATTTTGTAGCTTTTTGAATAGCCTCAATATCTTTGTTGATAGAAAGTTCATCACCATGTGTTAATAATCTAAACTTTATAGAAGCTTTAGATATTGGTAATGTATAATCATATTCATTCTTTCTATTCAATTTAGATTCATCAACTTCTTTAATTTGTATTTTTGATAAATCCACTGTTACTTTTACTGGCTCATTTGCTTCCGGGTCATTAATAGTAACTTCGTATTCAGGTCCAAATGCCAATACTCTAGATGATATTAAAATAGCATTTTTATCACCTACTAATAAATCATTTATGTTTACACCTGGCTCTACCACTACCGATTCCAATAGTTTATCCAAATGCACACCCTTTTTAACTAAATTAGCTGAAGTAAGAATATCTTCTTCTTTAGCTGTCATTAATTTGATTGTGATTTCTCCTTTAGATAGTGGAGATGATTCAGGATAACATAATCCTTTTGATGGTAAACTGATAATTTCAGTTGGAAATGGATAGTTTCTTTGGTCCGATGATGCTCCCAAACCTCTTGTAACTTGTTGTTCTACGTTTTGTTGTTCCATAATATTAATAACTTTATCTTTATATATAAGTATATATAAATAAAAAAAGGAGAACATTTCTGCTCTCCTTTTAAACTATTGAAAAAATATTATTTTAATTACTCACTTCTACGTTCTAACAATTCAGCCTTAGCTCTCTCATACATCAAATCACTAATCAAATCACGATCGAAGTAATACTCCATATTTAGCTCAAATGAACTAACTCCCAAATGTAGAGCTCTACTCTCTACGAAGTTACAATACTCATACACACTCATACCACACACATCTAAAAGCTCCATATGTTATTTATTTTAAGGATTAATATTCAATTAAGGAAATTGGAACGATAAACACACCACCACTCTTTACACTTAGAGTAGCTTTGGTTCGGTTAATCTTATTAACAGACAACTCTTTACCACGCAACTTAGGGTGATTTACTCTAACGGTCATACCCACAGCTAAACCCACTTTCTTTTGAAGTGATTCAATATTACGTTTTTGTTTGATTAACTCAACAACAATCTGATTGATGTTTCTTAATTCCGCTACTGATAGATTTGATAATTCTGAAATGTTCATAACTTTATTTGTTTTACGTTTAACTCTTATTACATAGTAAAGGTAATACATTCTGCTATAAAAGTCAAGCCTTTTTTCAATTATTTTTCAAATTTATAATCATTCTAAATAAGACATAAAAAAAGGGATAGAAATCTACCCCTTTTTAATTATTTTAAAGTTTACCTATTAGAGATTAGTACTCAAGAATTGCGTAATCGTATGCTAATGTCAATTCGATTGATAATGGGTCATTTGAAGCCCAATCCAACTCACCGAAGTTTGCTGAAGAAATGAATGCTCCTTTAAGAGTCCATTGTTCAACTTTATCACCTACCGGTCCTAATAGATAGAACGTAATATCTTTCTTATAGAAAGCTGCGTATCCATCTCTACCTGTCAATGATTCGTGTGAACTTCTAATCCACTCCATAACTTGCTGTGCACCTGATGGTACAATTGGGTCATAAAGAGAGATAGTGATATCATCCCAAGTTGATTTACCTTTAATTTTTCTTTTTACGTTGATGTGGTCTAGCTCAACTACTTCCGATGTGAAAGTTGGTCTACTAGCCGTTTTTATCATATACGATTGGATACCGTTGATTTCCATTATAAATCTATTACCTAACTTTGGTTCAAAGTTGGTATAGAACATTTTATCGAACTCTAATACTTCTGGCATTTTTTTCTCTATTTAATTGTTTTCTTTATATAAATATCTACTTTTAAAATTATCCGTTAAACGCTGCGCCAGTTGGTAAGATGTTGAAATCAATTTGAATGAATTCAGCTGTCTTAGTTGGTTGTAAATAGATAGCTCCTTTCATAATGTTTCTATCAATTACATCTGGTGTGTTATTAGTTTCATCCATAACTACTCTGAAAGCGTAAAGACCTTGTCTTTGTTGGATTGATTCTAAGTAAGGGTTAACGATATTTAAGAATCTATTTCTAGTCTCCGATGTGTTTTGTTCGAACACTAAGTAACGAGAAGTAGATGCGATATACTTTCTAACAGTCAATAATAATCTTCTTACGTTGATTCTATCTAATGCTGATGGTTTATCTTGTAATGTTTTTTGTCCAAATACTACAATACCTTGTCCTGGAAATTGTACGATTGGGTTTACTTTGTTTTCGTATAATGAATCTTTTTCAGATTGAGTTAAACGATTTTGAACACTTACTGCTCCGATTAAACCACCTCTATTTAAACCGGCTGGTGCGAACCATTCTGCTGCTACTCTATCGTTTGCTGCGAATACGCCAGGTAATAATACTGAAGGTGGAACTGATATTAATTTGTTTGTGTTAACATCAATTGTCTTAACCCAAGGGTAGTAAGTTGCTACCATATTTGAATCGATTGCTTGTGCTTGTGTGTTAGCCTGTGCAATTGAATCACCATATGCAGTTGTATCTAAGATATAGAAACAATCATTTCTTTGCTCAACCATATCCAATACTGAAGTTGCTACTGAAGGGTGTAATCTTCTTACAACACCTGGAGTTACAACCATATTGATATCAAATTCATCTGCGTTTGATAATGCTGCTACGTGCTTAGCGTATGCTACTGAACCAGATGATGCTGAAGTTGTCAAATCAAAACCTTGTGAGTTACCTGCTGAAATATCAGAACCTTTGTTGATTGCTACTGCTGGGTTCTTACCATCAAATCCATTTTGAAATGCTACAACGAATTGTGCTAAAGTTGAACCAACTGCTAATGCTGCGCCATTTGTTGCTGCGTTATCTAATCCAAATACTGAATTTGAACCTACACCTGCTCCTGTTGGAATTGGTTTTAAGTAAATATTATTATCAGTATTGTTATCTAAATCAATACCACCATATTGTGTTGCTGATGAAGTTACGAATGTTACTGAAGGAATCAATGCTCCAACTGCTGCTGATGCAGAAACTGGTAAAGAATATTTATCATGTCCGAATGGTACTGCCTGTACAGGAGCTGCTTCGTTTAAGTTTGCAATTCTAACATACTTTGAGTTATTAACCCAATCACCTGTTTCTGAAATTTTACCTTCTGAACTGATTGATAATTTTCTATCACCAATTACTCTTGCGATGTAGTTAGGAGAGTTAGGGTCTAAGTTTACGTTTGACCAAGTTTCTAATACTGTCTTTTTCTTATTTGTATCAGCAAAATCTCTAACAACTACTGTGAATGTACCATAATCAGTACCATTTACAGAACCAGCTGCTTTGATGTTTGTAATACCAATTTTAACTTTAGTATTTGCCGAATTACCTGCTCCGATTGTTTCAAATTGGAATAAATCGTATCTATCACCAGAGATTGTTTGAGATTTAATCATTGGTGTTAATGCTTCCTGTGCATCAAAGTTAAATAATTGATTTCCCAATACAGTTACACTTGCAGAAGTTGCAGATGTAAAATTCATAGATGTATTTTTGAAGAAACCATATGAATATGCATCTTTACTTCCAAATGGTGATGTTCCAAATACTGCCTCAATATCATTAGTATCGGTTACATTTAAAGATGCCGAACCTAAAGTTGATAAAACAAAATCACCTCTACCATCAGCGTCTGCTAATGTTTCACCAACAAATCCACCATTTGCACCTACTGCGGTATTAAAAAGAATACCTAAAGATGCTGATACTGAACCTGAAGTTGCGGTTAATAATAAAGGAGCGGTTTCGGTATATCCACCTACACCAGCTACTCTACAAATAGTTGCAGTTCCTGCTTCTCTTAAATAAGATTGTACTGCTAAAGGAGTATAATATGTGCCATCAACTGCTCCGAAAAGTGTTTCGAATTCAGCTTGTGAATTAACAATTGTTGGGGTTAAAGGACCTTCGTTAAAAGGACCAATGAACGCTGCACCTATTTCAGATACACCTTGTTGTAAGAATGAAAGGTCGTTTTCTTTAGTAAATACGCCTGGTGATACTATTTTCTCTGCCATTTTATGCTTTTATTTAATTTTTTAATGTCTACTATAAATATAATCTTTTATTTCAAAACAACAAAATAATGTTATTTATATGTTGGTGAGAAATAATCATAAACTTGTCCTACACCTGCTGCGTTTTGTAATGTGTTGTAAAACAATACAGGTCCAACTTGTCCATTCCAAAACGTTGTTCTTGCACTATTACTACCAATCGTTAAAAAGTTCGTAGATGATGGTGCTGTAAACGCTGCTGCTGTGAATGTACCTACCGATGTTTTATCAACATAAACAGTTACAGTTCCACTTGGTTGGAATGTTGCTGAAATCATATACCAAACGTTTGATGATAATGATGTCGTTAATTGTGCACTATTTCCTAATGTACTACCATAGAATTTTACTCTATTCAAAGTTGAACTATCGGATGATTCAATTGCTAAACCATAGAATCCAGCGTAGTCAAAAATATGTCTTGTAGTTGTACCTAATGTAGTTGTAGGTCTAACCCATACGTGAATTGTGCCGGTGTTTGTATTGAATTGAGCAATACCACCATTGATATTGGTAGTAGTATCTTTATACCAGAATTGGTTTGTACCATTTCCTGCCCAATACTTTTCTTTTCTACTTGCACCATTATTATATGATGGGTTACCACCACTAATACCTGCTGCATTTGGTGCGCCTGCCGGTCTAACACCTGTACCCCATCCTGTCAAATCTAACCAATCCGTACCAGCCGTTCCACCCGTAGATGATGCTTTTGATGGGTCTAAATATAATCTTAATCCTGATGATGGGATATGTGGTTGTGTAGTTGTACCTTTATTGTGAGAAATAAATCCATTTGCTATGTAAACGTCAGCCTGCTCTACGTTAATAGTTGCAATCTCAACATCTTCATTAACTATCTCAATATTTGTTACTTCAACTTCTTGTGTTTCATTTAAGAAATCATCCCACTTAACAATCATATCACCAATAAGAATATCTTCTACATTTTTAAAGTGATATTTTTCAATTTCAGAATCCCATACCCAAAGAGGGTGAGTTCCTGTTGCTTTAATTTCTCCATCGTTTAATGAGAAATATCCACTAGCGAAGTTATAAACAACATCAGCTACAACAACAGTTTGTGCCGAACCAGATTGTGCTTCTAATTGATAGAATCTCCAATCAACTTGGTCAGATTCTGCATCTTGCGATTCATCCGGTAATCCTGCTGGCACCCATGCTTTAATTTCATCACCCACATTCAAATCCTCTACTGCTACCGATGTACCATCAGCTTTTTCTACCATTGTACCAAATACCAAACAAAAATCAGGTTGGTTAATTGTATTATAAACATCTACTGCGTATAATGTTTTTGTAGATGTACTATTATAGTTTGTTGCTGCTAAATTGAATCCATCCTGATATTTCATAGATAATACAGAAGATGCTTCAGAATAGTTAGAAGATGCAATTGATGCCGGAGTTATTGGAAACGAAGGAGTTGCTCCTAAAGTTGCCGAACCTACTGAAAAGTTTGCATTATCAAATGTTACCGAATAATTTGCCGCTACACTACCAACTCTACTACCATGCAAAGAACCAGCACTTCCAAATGTGAAACCCGCTGTTTCAGTTGTACTCTCTACAATATATGTGAATGTAGGTAAGTTTACAGTTACAGAATCAATTGCGAAAGAACCCAATGAAGCTTGTGTTCCAGCCGTTGCATTCATAGCATTCATCGAAACCTGTTGTGTGGTTCTAGCTGAACCCACAGTTGCTCTATATAAGTTTCCTAATGATAGATTAGTTTTTGGCATATTATTATGTATTATTCTCCGTTATAAATATCTAAAAGTTTTTCTTTCCACACATCTTTATTTCCAAAATGTGCAACCATCCAATCTTTTAGTTTTTGAAACTCTTTTTTACGGGTTTCATAATCATCGTTACAAATCGTTTCGTAGGTCTGCTTAAATGTTTCCTCGTCAATCGCTTTGTATTTATAATCAAGTGGTACGTGCCATTTTTCATGTAGTATTGGAAGTTTCCCCCAATCCACTGCTTCAAATATTCCGTATCCAAATGGTTCAGATTCAAAGCAAGAATGAGATATTCCCCAATCAAGTCCGTAGAACCTTTCTTTATATTTGAAATCAAATTTATAAACTTTTGATTTTTCAAATTTGTATCCATATTTTTTTCTATAATATTTGTTGAATGTTTCTGAATTGGTAGAAATAAAACTTTCTAATCCATCCAAATATTCAACATTTTTTCTACCTTCGCTCCTTGCTGCAAATCCAATTTTGGTAGAATGAGATAACTCATTATTTATTTTAAATTCATAAGTGTTTGGTATATGATATAAATTTTCCGTCTTATATGGAAAATGATATAATCCTACCCAAACTTTATTTTTAATCTTATCGATTAGTTCTGATTCATATTCCCAATTACCATACCAATGTAAATACTCATCTTTTTGTTGTTGAGCTATTAATGATACTTTGGTTAGATTATGGAAAACAATTGAATCAATCTTTTCCAAATTTTGATGAATAGCTCTGGTTGGAGTATAATGGCCGTGCAATATATGTATCCTTCTAGCACCATCTAATATTTTTATTATCTCATCTTCCGATGTTTCCCAAATGTGGTCAATATCGATTGGAAATTGTTCATAATTTTCGGGCTTATGTCTATGGAATAGAAGAAGTGGCTTCACTTCTAAATGAGGTGCCACTTCTTTTATCCATTCGGTTACCCATATATCAGCACCGCTGTTGAACCAAGGGCCTCCAGCGGTGGTGTAGTAAACATCGTACATTAATTATAACCTAATTTTGATTTTAATTCTTCTATTTGTGATTGTTGTTCTTTAATTGCTTCAACTAATAATCCCATCATTTTAGAGTAATCCAATCCTAAGAAACCATCTTCTTTTTGTTTTACTACTTCAGGCAATACTTCTAATACTTCTTGTGCTATTAAACCTGTTTTTGGAGATTGTTTTGTTACTTCATTTACATCATCATTCCATTCCCAAGTTACACCATTCAATTTAGATACTTTCTCTAAAGCGTTTGGAATAGTTTGGATATTGTTCTTATGTCTCTTATCTGAAGTAAAATATGCCGTAATATCACCCGTTGCAGTTATTGCTCCGTTGATTGTTAAACCTGCGAAAGTTGGTGATGCTGATGTTGCTACCGATTGTCCAATTGAGATTGTTACTGCTCCCGTTGCTCCACTTACACTAACACCTGTTCCGGCTACGTTTGAAGTTACACCGGTGTTTGCGATTGTTACTGCGGTAGAACCATTGTATGAAGTTCCACTTAAACCAGTACCAATTGTTAATGCCGCTAAGTTAGAACCTAATGAAATTCCACTAATTGTATTATTAGTTAATCCAATCGTAGGAGTAGCACCTTCACCTGTATTATTTGCTAATGTAATATTAGTTCCAGCTACTAAACTTGCAACATAGTTACCAGTCGTATCAGTTCCCAATGCTACCGAATTTGCTGCGATTGTAGCAACACCACCTGCGGTTATTGTTACATCTCCCGTTATTGATGATAATATTGTTCCCGAAATTGCCGGAATTAAAGTAGCCGTATTAACTGCTACATCATCTGCATTTACAGTTATATATGAACCTGCACCAACTGCGAATGTTCTATTTGTTGAAATATTACCTCCACCTGTTAAACCACTACCTGCCGTTAAAGTTACAGCCGTATGGTCAATGTGTCTATTTGCCGAATATCCTGTTGTTGAATCGTGTGCTATTTGAGATGAACCACTAACTACTCCTGCTGGCAATATTGAAGTTAATTGAGATGAACCACTTACAATTCCTGCAGGTATCGATGAGATACTTGCGTATGTAATTTGAGATGAACCCGATACAACACCATTAGTTGCTCTGATTGGACCTGTTATATTACCAGTCACAGTCAATGCTCCACCAATAGATACAGTCGTACCATCATCGGAAATTTGAGAATCAACCAAATGTTCTTTTCCAGTTCCTTTTGGTAATCTATTGTTTGTTAAGTAAGTTTCAGTACCTAAGTTATCATATGTCTCAGGTCCTAAAACAAAGTGAGATGAAGTTACGTTTATACCATTTCCTTTGTGAACAAATATAAATTCATCATGAAGTGAATCATATAAGAATGAACCCGAACTACCTGCTGAACCTGAATCATTGATTGCAAGTCCACCGAATCTTAATGAAGGACTGTTTACATTTAATTGAATAATGTTATCACCAATATCTAATCTAGATGCGCTAATAGTTTGAATAGAAGATGAACCACCTACTACTAAATCCTGCGAAACATATAATGAACCGGTAATAATTTGATTACCACTAAATGTATTTGCACTATTAGTTCTTGCAAACGAACCACTCAATGAACCTAATGTAGACCATTTGGTATCATTTGAACCCGTATAGGTTGCTAATGTTGAATCTTTACTTAATTGAGAACCACTAAATGTTTCCAAATTAGATGTTTCAACTTCTAACGCAGTTAATCTCGTTAATGCGGATGCACTAAATGTTTCTAAATTAGAAGTATCAATTCTATTAGCAGATGCAGTTGCAATTAATGAACCTGTAATAGTTGCTAATGCGGTATTTTGGGTTAATATAGATGCACTGAATAATTCTAAATTTGTAGTTTCAACTTCTAATGCGGTTAATCTAGTTAATGCAGATGCAGTAAGAGTATTTAAATTTGAAACGGAAGTGTTTAAACTTGCAGTTGTAGTTTCTAAGTTTGTTAATCTAATTGAGTTAGAACCAGTCAACGTTGCTAAAGTAGTAAATCTACCATCAACTGAAGCTGTATAAGTTCCTAATGTTGTAAATTTAGATGCAACTGATGCTGAATAATCCGTTACGTTTCCAATACCATTTATAGAACCACTAACTGAACCAGAAATTGTACTAGCTACCAATCTATTAGCTGTTACCGATTGGCTTACACCTAAATCGCCATATAATAAAACATTGGCGTGAGTCGATGATGATAAAAACGATACAGCCAGACGACCAACCGTTGGATTATGTATAGTAAGGTTACCACCATCACCATTTTGTATATGATATGCAATTCCGGTTGTTTTGTTATTTAATCTTAATTCCGGATTACTACCTGACATTATTTCTACTACACTCGCACTTATAGTGTTAGCATATACATTTTTATATAGCTTCGTAGGACTACCAATATCAAATACGTTTGTTGTATCAGGTATGATTGATGAACTCAAATCTGCGTTAATTACAACAGTATCGGTAGTTGCATCTCCTATTGTGATGTTACCACCTAAAGTTAAATTACCTGCAATATTTGCGTTTCCTGTGATATCTAATCCGGAACCTGAAATTGCTCCGAACGTTCCGGTACTTCCTGTACCTGCTGTTGATAATACGATATCTCCCGTTGGACCACCAATTAATAAAGTTCCTAATGTAGTATTTACATATGGTTCTCCAAATGCTAACGAACCTGATTGTTGTGCGGTTGTCCCACGTCTAAATTTAAGTGCCATCTAGTTTACCTTTTTTTTAGTACGTTAATGTAATTATTATTGTATGTGTATAAATATCTATTTATTTTCCAATCTGTCAACTTTAGAAGATAATTCCTTAATTGCTTCAATTAATAATGGAATAATTTTTTCGTATTGAACTGCTTTGAAGCCCGTATCTCTATTGGTTACGATTTGTGGTAATATTGCTTCAATTTCTTGTGCGATTACCCCAACATCATTTCCTTTATGAGAGTGAACTTCATCGTATCCTTCTTTCCAATCATATGTGTTACCACTAATTTGATTTACTTTTTCTAAAGCGTTTGGAATTGGAACAATGTTTTCTTTCAAACGAATATCAGATGAATAATATGCGGTGATATCACCCGTTGCTCTAATCTCACCCGATGTTCCACTTGCAGTTGTACCAACACCAATTGAACTAAATTGTACGTTTGCTGATGTACCAACTGCTTGTCCGATTGCGATTGTAGGAGTTGCGTTTTCTCCACTATTATTTGTAATCGTAACACCCGTACCTTGTACTAATGATGCTACATAATCACCCGTTGTTTGAGTTGCTAATGCAATATTTCCAGCAGCTGAACCTAAACTTATTTGAGATGAACCACTAACTACACCTACTACATTCAATCTCGTTAAAATACCACTTGCATAGTTTGTAGTTGCTGTCAAATCTATTTGAGATGAACCACTTACAACGCCCGTTGGTAATACTGATACAATTTGTGTAGATGATGATATTACGTTTGTACCATTTAATATGGTTGCTGCCGTAATTGAACCACCTAAAGATACCGAAGTACCTGCTATTGTGATTGAACTATTACTTAATTGTGCATTACTTAATCCACTAATTTGAGAACTACCACTAATTACAGTTTCAGCATTTAATCTATTCTTAATTGTTGTATTAATAGAAGATGTAAATGATTCTAAATTTGTAGTTTCAACTTCTAATGCCGTTAATCTTGTAATCGCTGAACCACTTGCAGTTGATAACTGGTCTAATCTACTATTTTGAGTAGTATTAGTTGTATCATTTGAAGCAGTGTAACTATTCAATGAACTTAATATACCAATTACTTGCGATGAACCCGAAACAACTCCTGCTGGTAACACTAATGCTATTTGAGAAGAACCGGATATTACACCATTTGTTGCATTTATTATACCATTAAATGAAGTTGCAGTAGATGGTCCTATTGTAGTAATTGAACCACTTATTTGAACTGAACCCGTAAACGCATGCGTATCATTTCCAAAATCACCAAATCTATTTGAACCACTACTAAATACAATTGAAGATGTTTGATTAACAGTCGTTAAGTTTGTAATAGTTAAGTTTGTAATAGTAGTTCCACTCAATTGAGCTGCTCCACTAATAATGCCAGATGGTATATTTGAAAGTGATGGATATGAAACTTGCGATGAACCACTCACAACGCCTGCTGGCATTTGAGTTGAACTACTCCAAATTCCACTACCACCTAATATTTGGATTGAACCACTAATTACTCCCGTAGGTAATAATGGAACTATTTGTGAACTACCACTAACAATTCCTCTACCTTTTGTTTCATATGATGAAGTTGCTGCCTCTAAATTCGCTAATTGAATTCTAGCAGAAGCTGTCCATTCTTGTATAGGCGTTAATGGATTACCACCACTAATTCCACCTATACCATATAAGTAATCCACATCTTCTCTTAATTTCTTAACGGATGCGGTCATCAATGAAGCACTTACATATGATTGCGATGCTGATACTATTAATGAACCCGTAACAGTTGCTAATGCAATATTTTGAGTTAATATAGATGCGCTGAATAATTCTAAATTATTTGTTTCAATTAGTAAACTAGCAGATGTAGTTTCTAAATTACTTAATCTAATATTTTGAGTATCGTTTGTAGTTTTAGCTGCTGATGCAGATAAAATCAACGAACCAGTCACTACTCCGATTTCAGTCAATTTAGTATTAACGGATGCGGATGTAGTTTCTAAATTTGTAAATCTAATTAATGCCGATGCAGTAAGTGTATTAATGTTACTTACCGAAGTGTTTAAACTCGCAGTTGTTGATTCTAAATTTGTTAATCTAATTGCGTTAGAACCTGTAAGTGTTGCAAGTGTACTGAATCTACCTTCGACTGAAGCTGTATAAGTTCCCAATGTTGTGAACCTACCATCATATGATGCAGTTAAAGTTGCTAATGTAGCTGCCTTACCATTTTCAGATGCACTAAATGTGTTTAAGTTGGAAACTGAAATATTTAAACTTGCAGTTGTAGTATTTAAGTTACTAACTGATGTATTTACACTTGCCGAAGTAGTTTCTAAATTATTTAATCTACTATTAGTTGATGCTGTAAATGAATTTAATTCAGTTAATTGCGCTGATGATGATATAACATTATCTCCACCTGCTACTAATATCTTACTTTCATTTCCTAACTTCCCAGCTTTCCAATAATCTACACCATTTGCTGAATCCCAAACTAAAGAACCGGATGTTGTTGATGTTCCAGTTCCATCTTTTACATAAATTCCTGCAGTAGTTTGCGAACCACCATAATTTAATTCAATAATATTATCCCCAATGTTAATGGTTGTTGAATCAATTTGAGTAGTTGTTCCTTTTACGGTCAAATTACCATTGATTGTTACGTTTGTACCACTAGCAGTAATTGCAGTTTTTAAAGATGAAGTATATGAATTTAATTCTGCTATTGAAGTGTTTACACTTGCAGAAGTTGTTTCTAAATTTGTTAATCTAACTGCGTTTGAGCCAGTCAAAGTTGCTAAAGTAGAAAATCTACCTTCTACTGAAGCAGTGTAAGTTCCTAATGTAGTAAATCTACCATCATAAGATGCAGTCAAAGTTGCCAATGTAGCATCTTTACTTAATTGAGAAGAACTAAATGTATTTAAGTTGGTTACTGATACATTTAAACTCGCAGTTGTTGTATTTAAATTTGTTATAGAAGTGTTCGCAGATGCAGTAAACGTATTTTGATTTGCATTTGCTATCGCTGCCGCACTTGCTGATAAAATTAGTGAACCAGTCACTACTCCGATTTCAGTCAATTTAGTATTAACTGAACCTGTATAAGTTGCTAATGCCGAATCCTTTGCTAATTGTGAACCACTAAATGTATTTAATGAATCTAATATACCAATTACTTGCGATGAACCACTTACCACTCCTTGCGGTAAAGATGCTGCTATTTGAGCAGAACCTGAAATTACACCATTGGTTGCAGCTATTGCTCCCGATATGTTTGTTGCATATACGTTTCTCCAATATGCGGATGTAGTACCCACATCAATACCATTATGTGGAGTTGGAACTAAATTTGTTGTAAATTGTCCCAATGCAGAGATGTTATCAGCAGTTGCATTACCTAAATAAATATTTCCACCAATTCTTACATCTCCAGATGCGGAGATACTACCACTTAAATTTATATCACCATATGCCGGTGCGTTTAGCGGTAATAGATTGTATGGCGTTGAACCACTACCAAATTGGATAGAACCACTTCCTTTATGTAAATATAACTCACCATCAGCAATACTGATGTTTGTTTCACCTCTTCTTATTTGAAATATAGCTGCCATTAAATACTATTATGTTTCTTATAAATATGATTAAATATTAAAATCCAAATCTCCTGCGGTTGATATATACTTTGCCAAATGCATGTAGTTTGCTGTGATACTTCCTGTTGTAACGTTCATAGCAGATGCGCTAATTGATAAATATCTATTATTAGCAATCAAAACATCAAATGAACCCGTTCTAGCTATTGCTTGAGTATTGCCCGTACTATCTTCTATAAAATTTACTGTCCCAGCTGCTTCCGGGTCTAAATTAAAATCGAATGTATTTGGTCCTGCTGAAACTCCAACTTCGCTACCATTCACTAAAAATGAACCACTTATAGAAACTGAACCTGTAAATGAATGTGTATCATCCGATGTATCTCCAAATTTGGTAGAACCACTTTGGAATAATACCGATGAAGAAATTACCGATATGTTGAATTGTCTTGCATTAACTGTTCCTAAAACAGTTAAATTATTTGTTATGGTTTGAGAACCACTTAATATTAAACTTCCACTTAATAATGCGGAACTACCGGTGATATCCCCTGTTATATCAATATCACCCGCACCTATAATATCATTTGTTACATATAAATCTCTACTAATATTGGCATCTTGTGTTACTACTAATTCCCCAAAAGAACCTGTTCGAGTTAAAGTTATAGAACCCGTAGTTGTTGAGTTTGTAACTACGATTCCTTCAATCGAATCAACATTTCCCGAACGTTTGATAAATAGTTTACCATCATAGGTATTTACTGCTATTTCTCCGGCATTTAATGAGCCGGTTGTCGGTACTTTTCCAGGTAGCGCTGAGCGCTTTAGTATAATACTTTGTGCCATATTTATGGACTATAAATTATTTAGAGTTATGTAACAAAAAAAAAGGTACTATATAGTACCTTTATAAATATATAATATTTTTATTATCGTAATTAGAATTCTCCGGCATCTGGACCAAATGATGATGATACTTCAAGAGCTGCTAATCTATTAGCTACCGAACCACTAAATGCGAGTACATCACCAATTCCGTAAAGTGAACCACTAAATCCATTTGTAGTAGTTATGGTTGCAATCGTTACATCATTATATCTGAAATCAATTGCTTCAGAATCAGTAGCTACTTTGTAAAGAGAACCACTACCCTGAATATATCCAATTGTTCCTGCGAATGGGTCTGAATTAAAGTCAAAATCATCGGGTCTCATCGAAGCGGTGATTCCTGTCAATCCACCACCAAAACCAACGAATAATGAAGAAGATACTATTGATGCGGATACTGCTCCTGCGATATCAATATCACCATTTCCAACAATATCACCACTTACATATAAATCTCTACTAATATTGGCATCTTGTGTGATAACTAATTCACCAAAAGAGCCCGTACCTAATAATGTAATAGAACCGGTTGTAGTCGAATTGGTACTAACTAAAGTTTCAATCGATTGACCTGAACCAGATTTGTGTATATAAACTTTACCATCGGCTACGTTTATACCCAACTCACCTACTAATAGGGAGCCAGTGTCAGGAACTTTTCCTGCTACTAAGGACCTTTTTTGTAATATATTTTGAGCCATTATGATTGATTTATTTGATTCATTGATAATTTAAAAAGTACCCCCTCCTATAAAAGAGGGGGTAAGTATTTTAGAATGAACCACCATCAATTACATTACTCATTACGAAGTCAGTACCATCCCATTGTAATAAATCTCCTGATACACTTGCCGTTGGAACTAAATCTAAATTGCCATTTGTATTTCTAAATGCAATTCTCTTAGAACTTCCTGCGGTTGTACCTAAATTTATTGATGCGGTTACTGCCGGTGCAAATAATGCTACTGATGAAGTAAATGCTGTTCTGGAGTGTTGATAAACAAAGTTTGCACTTGCTCCAGCAATTTCTATACCTGCACCATCTGCGGTTGCTGATGATGTTGAACCACTTGCTAATGTTACTACCTTATCTTCTACTACTAATTGTGCAGTATTTAATGTTACAGTGTTACCTTGCACTACCAAATCTCCACCAACTACTATATCACCAGATGTTGTTACTTTAGCGAATGTTACGTTATTAGAAGTACCAACTCCCTGTATTGTTCCCGTTCCTTCTAATGTATCTAATCTACTATCTACCGAAGAACTGAATGTAGTTCCGAAAGAAGAAGTAAATGTATTAATATTAGAAATACTCGTATTAATACTTGCCGAAGTTGTTTCTAAATTGGTAAATCTTACTAATGCAGAAGATGTTAAAGTATTAATGTTAGTTATTGAAACTCTATCAGCGGATGCCGATGATATCAATGAACCAGTTATAGTTGCTAATGAAGTAAAACGTCCATCATAAGATGCAGTTACCGAACCGATAGTTGTAAATCTACCATCATATGATGCGGTAAGAGTTGCTAAAGTTGCATCTTTTGATAATTGAGATGAACTAAATGAGTTCAAATTATCTATCGATACCTGTTGAGATGCCGATGATGCGTTTAAGTTAGTTACCGAAATATTAACACTTGCTGAAGTAGTTTCTAAATTAGTTAATCTAACTGCGTTTGAACCAGTCAAAGTTGCTAATGTGGTAAATCTACCATCAACCGAAGCGGTATATGTTCCTAATGTAGTAAATCTACCATCATACGATGCGGTAACAGTTGCTAACGTTGCTGATTTACCATTTTCAGATGCACTAAAAGTATTTAAAGCATCGATGCTAATTTGTTGTGAAGCAGTTGATGCGTTTAATGATGCAGTTACACTTGCTAATGTTGTAAATCTACCATCCGCTGATGCCGTAAATGCGTTTAATGCGGTTGTAGATGAGTTAGAAGATGTAAATGAGTTTAATGCTGCAATTGCGGTATTAACACTTGCCGAAGTTGTTTCTAAATTAGTAAATCTAGTTAACGCAGATGCGGTAAATGTATTTTGATTTGCATTTGCTACTGATGCTGCACTTGCTGATAAAATCAATGAACCCGTAATCGTTCCAATTGCGGTTAATTGTGCTGCATTTATTGAACCAGTTATTGTTAAATTACCTGCGATAGATACGGTTGTACCATCATCCGTAATTTGTGAATCTTGTATATGGTCTTCCCCTTGTGATACAGGAACTTTGAATTGAGTTAATCCAACTTCATTTCCAATTGAACCTGTATTTTTAGGTCCGTTGATTATCATTGCGGAGTTGTATCCTTCATCACTACCAGATGGGTTTATATTTAACCAATGGTCGTTTAATGAATCCCAGAATAATGAACCACTTCTACCTTGCGCACTACCCGAATCCGATACCGAAATACCACCAAATCTAACACTAGGTGTTGCCGTATTAAGAACGATTTGATTAGTACCAACATCTAATCTACTAGCCGTAATATTTTGTAAAGATGATGAACCATATACAACTAAATCTTGTGTAATGTATAATGAGCCGGTAATTACTTGCGTACCATTAAATACGTTACCACTATTTGTTCTCGCAAACGTTCCGCTAACTGCTTCAATTGCGTTTAATCTACCAACAGTAGAAGATGCGGTTGAAATTAATGAACCTGTAATAGTTGCTAATGCAGTATTTTGAGTTAATTGAGAACCACTAAACGTATTTAAGTTTGTTATAGAAACACCTTGCGAATCATTAGTAGTCTTAGCTGCTGATGCTGATGCAATCAACGAACCCGTAACTACACCAACTTCCGTTAATCTAGTCAATACCGAAGCACTGAAAGTTTCTAAATTAGAGGTTTCAACTTCTAATGCGGTTAATCGTGTTAGTGCAGATGCGGTAAGAGTATTTAAGTTAGATACCGAAGTATTTACACTCGCACTAAATGTATTTAAGTTTGTTATAGAAACACCTTGCGAATCATTAGTAGTCTTAGCTGCTGATGCCGATAATATTAAACTAGCAGTTACAACACCAACTTCTGTCAATTTCGTATTAACAGACCCCGTATAGGTTGCTAAATTCGAATTTTGAGTTAATTGAGAACCACTAAATGTTTCCAAATTAGAAGTTTCAACTTCCAATGCAGTCAATCTAGTTAATGCGGATGCACTAAATGTATTTAATGCTGCTACCGATGTACCAATCGCACCGCCACCAATAGATGAACTCAATGCATTAATTGATAATGCTACTGAAGCACTAAATGTACTAATGTTACCTGTTAAGTTTGGTATCTCATTAGCACCTTCTCCTAATAAGTATAAGGTAGAACTACCACTCGCGTAGTAAGGAACTCCTTTTAACATTCCGTTATAAGTTCCTGCAGCAAATGTGTTTGGTGCAGAAGCTCCTACTAAAAATCTATTTACCGCTTGTACTTGTCCATTTTCTGGAACTGCAAATACAATCGATGCTCCGTTTGTTACGGATAGATTTGATGAGCCTGAAGCTATTACCAACTCACCTTTCTGAAGGGATGAGGTTACAGCTGATAAGGCTTCTAAACTACCACGTCTGTGTTTAATGATTTGTGCCATATTGTTTGGTTATTTCTTTTTTCTGATTTGAATTCCTTTATAAATATCTAAATTTTTTCGAATCGTATTACATTATATACTATATCTAATATATTAATTTTTACCACTCTCCCATATCGATACTTATATTCGATTGAGATACTGAAAGTTCAGCATCAGTAGCGTATGTACTATCCAATGATGCGGTAAATTGGTTAATTGATGCAGAATGTTGATTCAACGGAATTAGTATATCAATGATTTGTTCTGAACCAGATACTAATGTTGGTAATCCAATGATATCTTCATAATTTACAGATGTTGCTGCGATATCTCCGATAACTCTTGAACCCGATAATTGACCCGATGTATCGCTAATTACAATTTGTGCAGATGATGATATTACACCTTCTGGTAAAACTGCTACAACATTATTTGTTATAATATTTACGATAGATGCCGAAAGTGTAGTTTCTAAAGATTGTGATACTATACTATTTACCGAAGCACTGAAATTTGTACCAACTTCTGCGGATTGTTGTAGTGCCGAACCACTTTCTATTTGTTTTAATCTTATTAAGTTTGCCATATTATATAAATATCGTTAATGTAATCTTTCGATTGAAACTAAATTATTTAGATAACTACCACCAATTTGTATTGTGATACGATAGGCTCTACTATTTGTAGTATCGGTTATGATATAAGTTGCTATATCACCTTGAGTGGTAAATCCCCAACCAAATAGTGAAGTAGATGCGGATGTTGTTATTGTTGCAGTACCTGATGAACCACTAGCTCCAACAACGGCTCCCGCATAATTACCAGCTATATTACAAACAAATGTTCCTGAAATAGTAGCAAGACTTAAACCACGTTGTCCACTTGTTGTGATTGTGGCTTTAATATTATCCAATTGAACAAAAGTTCCTGCGTTTACTAATCCACTTGCTTTATATGTTATTTCATTATTATTTCCAGTAGGTTTACTCAAATCAATATAAACACCATTAGCACCAGCACTACCTTCAAAAAATCTCAATCTATTTTGCCAAACATCAGCGGTTACACGATTTTGTAATGTGGTATTTGTTACCGGTACGCCGAATTGAATTTCACCACCTTCATCTCCACCAGCTGATGCAAATATGGTTGTGCTTCTAAATGTATTTGTTCCTGTAAATGTGTTATTTGTAGATGGTAAGTTTGTGTTTGTTTTTAATTCTACTGCCGTTAAGGTAGGGCCGGATTGTTCACCAAAATCAAACGTACCGGAGTGACCACTAACAGTCCTCATACTATATGTGTAAGTTCCTGCCGATGGTGTATCTATTACATTTACACAATATGGAACGTTTAAGTTTGAAGAATTTTCAACGTGAACGATATTTCCAATTGCGGTACTATCCCTATAAATTTGTAATCTAGTCCAAGCAACACCTCCTATTGGATTTGCATCACCCGTTACCATAATTTGAACTGGGTTACCGGTTGTTGTTATGGTTTCACTTATTATTGTTACACCCGTTGATGTAACTCCTGTAACTCTACTACCCAATTTTTGAACATAGTTTACACTACCTGTTATGATAGATGATTCTAATGTATCTAATCTATTATCTACCGATGATGAGAATGATTGTGTAAATGAATTTATATTTGAAATAGATGTTACTAAACTTGCAGTTGAAATACTTGCAGTATAAGAATTGAAAGATGATGTAGTTACTAAATTGGCAGATGAAGATATAATACCTCTACCCGTTGTTTCGTAAGAACCACTAACAAATCCAAATGCAGTTATTTGTGCAGATGAACTTATTGCACCATTTAATGATGTCAAAAACGAACCCGTTTCACTTTCAGTAATCCAACTACCACTTACACTATCTATTAAATCAAATTTTTGAGTCCAAATAAATGCATTATCATACAATTCTGTTATGGATGATGTTGCTCTTGATGCGGAAAATTCCAATGCACCCAGTCTATCCACTAATGATGATGTAGATTGTGATGCTGTGAATGTGTTTAAATTTGAGATAGATGTTACTAAACTTGCAGTTGAAATACTTGCGGTAAATGTATTTAATGAACTTAAATCCGTAGATTGTGAAACTATACCCGATGGTTTATTTGCAATGTTATCCCAAGTTGTTTGTGTTATACTCCCACTTAAAACATATCTTTCATCATATGAAGATGTAAATTGGGAACTACCACTAATTAAACCATTGAATGATTGTTCATTTGTTGCTGCTACAATTTCACTATGTACGGATGCTGAAAAATCATTAAAAGAAGATGTTTGTAATCTTGCACTTATTCCATTTGTAAAGGCAGTATTTAATATTTCTTGCGATTGGGTAAATGAATTTAGGGAAGTAATATCCGTATGGGATGAACTTATAAACCCAAATGCAGATATTTGTGCAGATGAACTTATAATACTTCTACCTTTACTTTCAAACGAAGATGTTGCGGATTCTAAAGATGATAATCTACTTCTATCTAATATGTTTACGCGTGAAGTTACTGCATCTGCTAAAGTATCTAACTCTATTTTATAAGTAGTCCCACCATCTACACCTACTAAGGTAGTATCCAATGATGCGGAAGTCAATGCTGTTAATTCTGATATCTTTTTTCTTACGTTTGTTGCCATTTATTATATTATTATATCCAAACCATCTTCGGTTGTTATTACTGAATTATCTTCGGTTGCAATTGGAATATCGATTAATTTTCCAAAAACATAAATATCATTTATTGTTACAGAATCGAAATCTATATACCTATTATTTAGTTTTATAACAACATTTTGATTATCTTCATATATTGTATAATCGCCGGGAATATGTAGACCAAATGTTAATACTTCAAAATTTTCAGGAGATGCTCCATCAGTACCATAATCTAATCTAACATTATATATTGTAAGGGTATTTTCGATATTATTAAATTCATCAATATTTCTATTAACATATCTGCCTGAAAATTGTAATATTTCGTTATAAAAATCGGAAATTTTATTTTTATTATTTACTAATTTAGTAGTATTTGGATTTGATTTTGTATTAGAATTGAATTTTGTATTGGTAGGAACTTCTATATTTAATAAACTACCTGTCAAATCAGTTGACACTAAATTATTAGGATTTATTTTTGGTACAATCCTATTTAGTTTTCTGGCATTTGAATTAAATTGTTTAAGCATATTGTTCTATATCTCCTTCAATTTCGATATAATCATCATCATCTAAATTATATTCAAAATTATTTTTAATAAATTTTAAAAGTAACCCATCTCCACTTTGTTCAGCTATATAATCTCTAGCACTTATTGATTGAGTATTTATATAAACTACCAATCTATCTTGTGTAGTTCTTGTCTGAATTTCTCTTAATATTTCTACGAATCTAAATCCCTTTGCTTCAAATATAAAATAATTGGGATGATTTAAATCCTTTGGAATTAAAACGGCTTTATGTTGATGCCTATCTATTTGTCTCGTTATATCTAATAGAGTTCTTTTCATTATACGATATCAATAAATTTACCTGTTATTGTTATTTCATCACCACTATCAATTGGTTGTGAAAATAATCCTGAAATAAAGTTTATTGTAAGGGATGTCAATGTTATCGATACAGTAAAATGTGTATTTTGATAATATCTCGTACCATTTATATAAAGTTTAACATCATACGAATCACTACCAACGGAAATGCCCGATGTAATAACGGATGCCAATAACGATGGTGTTTTAATTAATTTTATGTTTGCAAAAGTTATAGTATCGTTTGTAATTGGATTTTGTGTTTTCGTATTATTCAACGATAAAAAATCTATTAAATCTTTATTATCATAATATGGAGATGGTGTACTTAATACTCCTTCCAATCTATTACTTCCACTTGTCACATCCGTTTCGGTTGCAATTACAACTCGTTTTGTTGACATTGATTTTCTCGTTGTACGTTCTCCATCGAATGTTTCAGGCAATAAATGCGCTTTTACATTCAAACTAAATTCAACTCTATTAATTCTTTGCGAACCTTCTCCAACTTCATTTATTACGTTGAAATCTGAAATAGATGTTCTAAATTTAAATTTATCTCTATCTCCCCAATATTGCGATGTAAAGTTTAATTGCTCAATTACTGAATTCAGTTGTTCGGTATAATCTGTCCAAACCATACATTCATAATTTACCTCAACATAATCAGGCATCACAATATTAAATAATTCGTATTTAGGTTTTGTACTACCACCCAACGCAGTAAATCTATCGTATCTATTATCTTTTGAATATTTTGTAATTGTTGGATATGAAACGTGTCTATTCTGCATTGGCATTGATTCATCCTTTGCAATAGATGTTCTACGAATCATCATTAAAGGTAATTGTATAACTCCCTTTTTATCTCTATAAGCACCATCTCTTCTTGCTCCTTTCCATCTTTCGGAGTTACCATAAATTACAGGAATACTAACCGATTTACCATTGTAATCCAATTTTGGTAAAGCAACATCCTCCAAATACGTCATCATAGCGTAATCTATATCAAATAGACCTACACTTTTCTTAACATCCCCAACGTTGGATTTTATTTCGTTTGCCCTATTTAAATTGGGCTTAATTGGATTTATTGACATATTATTTAATTCTTTCTTCTATGTTTAATGCCGACCTGTTAACCATAAATGTACTACATACAATACTAAAGCTATTATTCGGTTGTCCTCCAACGAATTGAATTTCATTTGTATTATCTATTTCATAGTACGAACCATCGAAGAAAATAACATCTCCAATTTCTGGGTATGCACTTTTTTCCTCACACATCCATCTATCTACTCTAAATTCTACATTTTGATTCGCATCAGGTCCAAATCCTTCGTAATTTGCAGTTTCGGGTTCTTTGTTGATTAATGCAAATAATTCTACACCGGGATGCCAAGTCTTACTAATAGATTCGCCATACAAATTTATTTTAGTTTCACTCAAATTTACTTTGAATAATACAATAGCATTTTGTACAACAACATCTACCAATTCTCTAGCAATTCCTTTGAAAAACGTTACATCTCTATCTGATATAAATTTTGGCATATTATCCTACATATAATTTTAAAGGAACTTTTCTTAACATTTCTTGCTGATGGTTTGATTCATGCGTTTTATTTTCCATCACATTCTTTCTACTCAATTCTTCTAAGTTTTCTCTAAGTTGCGTTATTAGTGCATCTTTTTCAACTTGCGCTTCAGCTCTTAATGCTGCACCATCCAATGATACTTCACCATCTGGAATTGGAATTGAATTATATTTCTCTCTAATAGCACCTAATAATTCTTTTGAAAGTGCTAATGTATATTTTCTAATCCATTGTTTACCAACATCATTAATAAATGAATATTGAATAAAATCATATGGAATATCGGAATAATCAGAAAGTGAATCTGCTTGAACAATTTGTGAATCGTGTTCAAATTCATCTTTACTCATATAATCAAAGTATAATCTATCAGGCCCAAATCCCTCTTTTGGTAAAGGGAATACTTCAATTACATTATTAACAATATTAAATGTATGATGCGATTTACGAATATGGTCATTCAATTCGATTGCTTGTATTCTTAAAACATCTTCGTATAAAGGCATTAATAAGAATTGTGCTGCCGGAGAATATGAACCAAATCCCATCTCATCCATTAAATTCAATGTACCTTGTCCGCCAACCGAATATGGGTCAAAGAATCTTTGTATTGCCGGAGTTGCTTCATAAAATACTTTCATTACATCGATTGTTTGAGAACCAGAAAACATTGTAGCAAATGATGTAGATGTATCGACATCAACAGATGCACTCATCATATCATACTTTTGCTGTCCTGGAACTAAATCAATATATGCTTTTTTAATAGATGTATTACCACCTACGCCAGCTAATGTACCATATTGTTGGGACATACGAACTATTGTTGGTAAAAATGAACCATCTACAAGTGTTTGTGAATAGTTTGCTACCGCATTTTTTGGAGTACCTTTTAAGATATCCAAATTATTTCTAAGGTTAAATTGATTTACCTGTGCAGAATATTCTGATACGGATTCCTCAAAACAAGCATAAAATTGCTCATCAATCATTTCCACATCTACGATTGGATATCCCAAACGTTTTGCACACCATACGGCTGTCTTTGGTGCGTCTGTATAGAAATCAGTATCTAAATCATATATACCAAAAGGGGTCAATCCTAATGATGTTGCCGTTGAGCCTGAAATTTGTACAATTGCTGAACCACTACCTGGCCATTTTAAGTTTAAAGACATATTATTCCAATTATATTTACTTATAAATATAAGAATATAAAAAGATAAGTTATCCTATTTGGGTTAATGTTGCAATAACGGATGGAATTGCGGGTCTTGACGGGTTTGTTTGTGTTCCTTGTGAAGTAATTTGACCTGTTGAATCATTACAACTCCATTTTATTTCAACATAATCATTTGCAACTATGGGTAACATCCAATTCCATGCCGCAACACTTCTACCCAAAGAACCTGCTACTTTTGTTAATGTAATATTTGTGTTTGAATTTGCAACATTACTACCCGTATATGCCAACCAAATATCAAAATCAATTGTACTATTTGCAGTATTTTCCATTTGTGCTGAAAATTGTAAATTGTATATACCTGTGTTTGCTGGTGTTATTCTAGTTCCATTTGCAATAGTAACTTCATGTGCAAAATCGGTTGTATTTAATTTCATAGAATATGCAGTATTTGCAGAACCGCTTTGAGTTGTTGTATCACTAAATTGTCCGTAATTAAACAATTTATTTCCTGCTAAATAAAATTCAGAACCACTTGCTACATTTATATTTCCTTTAACATCCAATGAACCTGTAATTGATTGAGAGCCACTTGTGTACATTGAACCTGTCATTGTAATAGTGTGATTATGAAAATTGGTTGAACCACTTACATCAATCGTACCATATAATTGAGTATTACCCGTTAAAGTGTTATTTCCAATTTGAATTGTTGAACCACTTACTAAAAATGAACCTGTTATAGTTGAAGCACCAATTGTGTTTAATGAACCTGTAATCCTAACTGAACCAGTAAATATATGTACATCACCATCATCTAATCCAAAATTAGTAGATGCGGTATAGTGTGTTACCGATGATGTTGTTACTAAAAATTGTTGAGCGGTTATATTTCCATCAATTGTAAGATTACCTAATATAATTTGGCCACCTACGAATATATTTGAACCCGTTGTTGCAAATGTAAGAGCTGGAACATACCCCAATTCATTATTCCCTTGCGAAGAAAGAATTTTATCAGCCGCATCTAATGTGTAAATTGGTAAATCGTATGCTTTGAAAATTACGTTTGACATTTAATAGGTGTTATGTTACACTAATAAATATGAATAATTTGTTATATCGGCATAAAAAAAGGGAAGTATTTCTACTTCCCCTTTTATATTCTTTAATTCAATAAAGATTAAAGAGTGTTGATACCATCAACGATAATCTTACCGTAGAATTCTGGTCTTACGATTTTCTTAGCGTAACGAGTCATAACACCACGTCTAGGAGTGAAGTTAGTTGGGTCGTACACTAAAGGAGTCATAATCAATGGTACATATGGTGCGTAAACTGCTCCGGTTTCGAAGAAGTTAGAACCTTTGAAACCTAATAAGATTACGTTCTCAGTCATGTAAGGGTTTTTGTAAACATCGTATCTATTTGAGATAGAACCGATATTAGTTACACCTGCTGCGAAAGATAAAGCGTCTTTACCTGGGTTAGCAGAGAAACCATTCATTGATTCTAAGATAGTTGCTACGTTAGGAGAAACTACTAAGAAGTTTGCTCCACCTCTCATAGTCAATTGGTGAATCTTGTTAGATACCTTTTGTAATTTGATACCTAAAGTTTGATACCAAGTTGATTTTGTGTATGCTGAAGCTGCTGCTGCATTTGAATCTACTTGGAAAGCGTTTGCTACTGAATTGTAATCATATCCAACTCTTGCAGACCAATAATCAGTTGTGAAAGCGTTAGCTTGTAACATTTCTAAGATTTCTAAGTCGATTTCTAAAGAGATGTACTCACTTAACATTTGAGTCAATTCCGCTTCTGCATCTACAGAGTGGTATGCGTTCAAATCTTGCGCTAATTCAGGAGTCCAAATTGCTTTTAACTTACGAGTCTTAGCAACGATTGGTTCTGATTTCAATTCTAATTCAATTTCTGGAATATCCAAGTTTGAACCTCTATCTTCGAAGTCACCACGAGAGATATCAGTTGGTTGTGCGTGGTATGATAAAGTTGCACCTACTGAACCAGTAGTTACAGCTGAAGTATATGCTGCGAAGAAACTAGCAGTTCCTGCGTTTACTGCAGTATATTCAGGATAGAAAGTAAATCCAGAACCTGATTGTACTAATTCAAATGCTCTTGCACCATTCCAATCAGCACCTGCTGGCAATTCTACTGATAATTTTTTGATTTTTTCAGCTGCGAAAGATGCAGAGAAAGTTGAGTTTTTCAAATCAAAATTGATATCTGATAATGAAGCTGATGCAATAGTTGCAACAACTGCTGTATCGATATCATTGATTGTATATCCAAAACGACCTGCTCCATAAAGACCACCTTCAGTAGCTTGAGTAGAACCTAATTTGTTACCAGCTGGAGATTGAGAATCTTTACCAAAAGCACCACCATTACCGAATAAAGATTCGTTTTGTGCTGGTCTACCTGTTTGGTTAGTACCATATTTGAAGTCCATGTAGAAAATAAGACCTGAAGGTAAGTTCATTGGTTGAACTGAAACGAATTCTTTAGATGCGATAGAACCAAAGATTCTTCTTACTAAAGGTAACGCAACACCAGCCCACTCTTCAGAACCTGAAGATGTACCTGTTCTTGTAGCCTCGTCTAATAATTGTTTTGCTTGGTTTTCTAACATTACTGCCATACCATGCTTAGATGTTTCAGAACCTGCGTTCTCTAACAATCCTGTTTTTTCCCACTTTGCTTTCAAACCTCTAGTTTGCTCAAGCATAATGCTTTGTGGGTTAGCTCCGTTCATTAATTTTTTTAAGTCCATTTTATGTACTTTTAATTGTTTTTGTTATGAATTACTTAATAATACCTGCTAATTTCTTAAATCTATTAGAAAAATCTGCAGATTCTGCAATTACTTGCTTAGCTGCTGCTTTCGGTGCAGTTGATTTAACTGCTTTAGAAGCGATTCCTTCTTTGATTGTTTTCTTAGCTGTTTTGTTAGTTGAAGTGTATTTGAAGTTCTCTGCTAATGTAGAGAATACCAATTTAACCTCTCTTACTGATTTTGTTCTATCCAAAGTTTCAATCACTTTAACTTTTTGTTCGTTAGTCATGTTGTGAGCTCTGAATAATTTATTAGCGAATAATAACTTAGCGTTTAATAAGTTTACTTCGTTAATAGTTCTTTGTAATGATTTGATAGTTTTGTAAGCTTCTTCGATTTCCTTATCTTTTTCGGTTTCTTCAGCTTCATCAACTTTCTCTTCGTCGCCTTTCATATCAGCTTCCATTTCTCTTAAAATTTCTTCTAAGTCAACTTCATCTGATTCTTCTTCAGCTTCGTTAGTTACAACTACTTTAGGGTCTTCGCCTTTGTCAGTTCCAGCTTCTGAACCATCTGCTAAATTTTCAGCCATTGGCTCTTCTGCAGGTACTTCTTCTGAACCTTCTTCATCACCTAATTGTGCTTCTAACTCTCTGATGATTGCTTCTAAGTCCATGTCATCTTCTTCAGATTCTTCTGGTTCCATACCAGTAACATCGTACTCTTCGCCATCACCTTCCATAGATGCGAATGGGTCTGCTTCTGCATCCATTCCATCTTCACCTTCTGCAGCTGCAAAAGGATTTTCTTCTTCTGAATCTTCGCCTTCTAATTCAGCTAATCTAGCCTTTAATTCTGCGATTTCAGTATCTTTATCCATTTCTTCTGCGCCTTCTTCTTCGTTGATATCTGCTACTTTTTTGTAGTCATCTACTTGTGCACCTGGCTCACCAGATGTAGTTTCAGTAGAACCAGCTTCGAATTCAGTGTGCGCATCCAAAGTAGGATTAGATGTAGAAGAACCGATTCCTGTTGAATCTAATTCTTCATCTACTTGCTCCTCGTCCCCTTCCATTTCAGCTTCAGCTCTTAACTTTTGAGTTAACATAGACTGTAGTCTTGGTGTGAAGGCTTCTTCAAGTGCAAGCTTTGCGTTAGCCAATGCAGTTTCTTTAACCGCTTTAGCATCTGCGATTGCTTCTTTTAACAATTTTGAATTTGCCATTTTTAAAATGTATTTTGTTCCTGTGAAGTTATTGTATTGTGGAACTTCAATGATATTTTGTCGGTTGTTCGGTCACGCCTTATAAGAGAAGGGTATTCATTAACCAACTAAGTCTTAATAAAAAAATCCTATATAAGATAGGATATTCGAAAATAAATATATAAATTTTTTAGAAAACTAAAGAAATTATTTGTTTTTATCAAAAATATTTTGTAATTTCTCTTTTCTTATAGCTTTTTGAGTTTTAATTCTTTTAGTTACAGATGGTTTTAGAAACTCTTTTCTATCTCTAAGTTGCTCAATTTGCTTTACGCTTTTTACTTTATTCTTGTAAGCTTTTAATGCTCTTTCGATGTTTCCATCTTTTACATCAATAATCAACATAACCTTTTATTGGTGATTTACTAATTTATATTTAGTTTTGTATAATAAAGATACAATCAAATCGATATCGTTTTGTATCCAACTATCTTGCAGTTTTGGATTTTGTCTTAATTTTGCAACTAAATTACATAGAGTTTCAAAATATTTAATGATGTTTTTAATATCACAATTTTTATCCAAAGTACCTATGCCGGAGATTTGTATCAATCCCTCTTTACCCTGATATGCTTCAACTATTGGGTCTATCAAATCACCAATTGCTTCATAGTATTCACCCAATGCCATATGAGCAGAATGTGCTCCTATTCCTTTAACTCCCCAATGGAAAGCGTGCGCCTGTGTTCTACTTTGTAATAATAATGATGCTAATTCTTCCATTATTTGCAAGTTTTACATTCTCTTAATCCCAATCTTTTTCTCATAACATCTTCCGAAACATTTGCAATCTCAAAGTATCTATTTAATACGTGTCCCATATCTTCATATAGAGCTTCCAATCTTTGTTCTTGTGCTTTTGCTTCTAATGCTTCTTTTTGGAATTTTTCGTGCAATCCTTTTAACTCCTTCATATTGCGTTTAATAGTAACTCTATCAAACCAATCACCGCCTTCTCTCAAAGTATATTCTTGCGCCGCATCTGCGATACCACCCAACGTTTCTGCAACAGTTCTGATATCGGATTTTCTATTCATTTGTTCGCCAAATTGGCCGAACGTAGAAATTATTTCCAAAAAGTGTTTTTTGATTTCGGTAGGAAGTTGTTGAAATTCTTCTTCCTCATTCAATAAATCTTTTAACTTTATCATAATTATCTCTTTACAATTTTATTTTTTTTCAATT